CTACGGGCTTCGATCAATGGCAATCGCATGACCGGGTTGATGCCGCGTGGCATGGTGAACTGCCGCCCTGAGGGGATGGATGGGCTGATATGTGTAGCTGGCTTGGACCCGGCAATGGCGGGGCACACAGCATCGGTAGTGATCGGCTTGGATCCGTCCACACAGAAACGCTACGTCTTGGACATTTGGAACAAGGCGGCAATGACACCGGACCAGATCAGGGATCTGATCAGGGAGTGGACCACTAAGTACGGTGTCGTGGAGTGGCGTGTGGAGAAGAACGCCTTCCAGTCGATGCTGACGCAGGACCGTGAGGTGCGCGAGTACCTGGCGGGTGCTGGTGCGATCTTGCGGGAACACTTCACCGGATCCAATAAGCATGATGTGGATTTCGGTGTCGCCTCCATGACCACGCTGTGGCATGGCTGGCAGGACAAGCATCAGATGATTGAGCTGCCGTCCACTGCGATCAGTGAGTCAGCGAAAGCCATGATCGAGCAGTTGCTCATTTGGCACCCTGCCGCACCTAAGACTCAGAAGACCGACATCGTGATGGCGTTGTGGTTCGCGGAACTTGCGTGCCGTGACCGTATCGCGGCGATGACGAACTTCTCCCGCTCCCATGTGAATAACCCGTTTGCCACACGCTTTGACCGTTCCACTCGGGCGACGGTGGACTTGAACGAGTTTGAACGTAATCGAATGTTCGTAACACTGTAGGAGGCCCCTTGCCTAGTACCGCCGAGGTTGCTGGCCTCTATAACCGTCTTCGTGTTCAGAACAACAGCCGTGACCAGCGCATGCGTGACATCAAGATGGTGCGTGCAGGTCAGATGGCGAACGTGTTCCCCGAGATGTTCCCTGAGGATGGCCCGTTCACGCGCCCCATTGTGGCGAACATGGTGGATGTGGCGGCACGGGATCTGGCTGAGGTCATCGCCCCCCTGCCTTCGTTCAACTGCTCTAGCTCGTCGATGGTGAGTGATTCTGCCCGTAAGCGTGCAGAGATGCGTACCCGTATCGCCACCTACTATGTGCAGTATTCGCAGTTGCAGAAGCAGGCCTACACGGCTGCTGACCGCTATGTGACGTATGGCTTCGTTCCTGGGATCGTGGAGATCGACTGGGATGAGCGCATGCCGCGCATCAAGTGGCTGGATTCGATGGGCTGCTACACGGTGCGCGATAAGCGTGACCGGGTGAAGGCACTGTTCCAGACGATCAACTACCACATTGATGATCTGGTCGCGAAGTTCCCGCAGTTGGAGAACGTGATCTTGTCGCAGGCACCGGGTGCCACGACGAAGATCGAGGTGGTGCGCTACCACGACAAGGATGTAGACATCCTGTTCCTGCCCGGTGAGGGCGGCATTGAGCTGCTGCGTACCGCTAACCCCGTGGGCAAGTGCCTCGCGGTGGAGGTGCGTCGCCCTGGCCTGGACGAGGATCCGCGTGGTCAGTTCGATGATGTGATCGCGGTTCAGGTGGCGAAGGCACGTTTCGCGCTGCTCGCGATGGAAGCAGCACAGAAGTCAGTGCAGGCACCTATCGCACTCCCCCAGGATGTGCAGGAACTGTCACTCGGTTCTGATGCGGTGCTGCGGTCCACGACACCGGAGAAGATCCGGCGCATCCCGCTTGAGGTTCCTGCCGCTGCGTTCCAAGAGCAAGGCATTCTCGATCAGGAACTGCGTCAGGGTTCCCGCTACCCTGAGGTTCGCGGTGGCAACCTAGACGCATCTATCGTCACAGGCCGTGGCGTGCAGGCGCTGATGACCGGGTTCGACACCCAGGTCCGCACCGCGCACGCCATGTTCGCTGAGGCGTACACGGATTTGATCGCCCTCTGCTTTGAGGTGGAGGAGGTCTGCTGGTCGTCGTTCCGCAAGACTGTTCGCGGCAACGACAATGGCACCCCATATGAGGTTTCATACTCGCCCGAGAAAGACATCAAGAACGATTACTCGGTCGATGTTCAGTATGGCCTCATGGCGGGTCTGGACCCTAACCGCGCACTGGTGTTTGGGTTGCAGGCCCGTGGGGATCGCCTCATCTCCCAGGACTGGCTACGCCGATCCCTGCCGTTCTCACTGAACGCGACAGAGGAAGAGCAGAAGCTGGACATCGAGGACATGCGTCAGGCACTGCGTCAGGCGGTTGCTGGTTACGCGCAAGCCATTCCTGTCCTTGCCCAGAATGGTCAGGATCCTGGGGAGATCCTTACCCGCCTCGCGGTGATCATTGAGGGCAGGCAGAAGGGTAAGCCGATTGAGGAAGTGATCGCGGAAGCGTTCGCTCCCCCTGAGCCGCCACCCGGCATGGTTGATCCGATGGTTGATGCTGCCTCCCCGGTCCCTGGCGATCCCATGCAGGATCCCATGTCGGGTGGTGAATCGCTTGAGGGCATTGATGCCACGGGTCGTTTGCGTGGTGTGGCTCCTGGGCAGGCTGGTTTGCCGCCCGGTGGGCGTCCTGATTTGAACTTCCTTCTCGCTGGTTTGTCCTCGCGTGGCGAGCCGAACCTGTCAGCGAATGTGTCACGCAGAGTACCTATCGGTTAAGGAGAAACATCATGGCAGTTCCGGCAGCAGCGCCTAAGAAGCCTGCTAATCAGGGTGGTAAGGCTGCGGCTTACGTTCAGCCGCCGAATGTGAACGTGTCGAATGTGTCGGGCACGAATGCGCTTCCGCATCAGGTTGCTGGTTCGGCTAATTCGTGGACGAATCACTCGAATGCGAAGCAGCCGGGTGGCACTCGTGGCTCGGGTAAGGGGACTCGATGAAGAAGGCCACTGGTGGTAGCAGCTCCAAGGGACGCATCGTTGGCGGTCCTGGCGCTGGTGCGAAAGGCAGCCTGAAGGTCACCACTACTGCTGGCCTCAACAAAGCTTATCGGGATCAGGCAAAGAAGCGTGGTGCCGAGGGTCCGAAGAAGTCCACTCCCCGCAAGAAGGGCCGCTGATGTGCAATTTCTGTGGGTGTCAGTCGAAGGTCGGCAACGGCTACGGTGGTAGCAAGAACGGGAGCAAGTGATGAAGGCTCAGTCAGGAAGCACTGGCAAGGGCATGTCCCGTCGCGACTACCTCACCCAGACCAAGATTCGGGTCGGCAAGAAGACCAACTCGGGTCGTAACGGTGGCACTGGTGTGAAGCGGCAGGGATCATCATCGGCTTCAGGCGTGTATAAGCAGAAGCGTGGCAAGTAAAAAGGATTCACGCCTGGAGCGTGCTGGCGTATCTGGCTACAACAAGCCCAAGCGCACCCCTAACCATCCTACGAAGTCGCACGTTGTTGTGGCTAAGGACGGTTCGCAGGTCAAGACGATTCGTTTTGGTCAGCAGGGTGTGACGGGTGACAGGCAGCCTACGAAACGTCAGGCGTCGTTTAAGGCCCGTCATGCGGCGAACATTGCGAAGGGCAAGATGAGCGCGGCCTACTGGGCTGACAAGGTGAAGTGGTAGGGAGCCGGTCGTGGAAGACGAAGACTTTGAGACTGTAGAGGTTGAGCAGGCGGTCGTCGTTGAAGCCACACCCTGGTTCAACTCTGACACGGTAGCCACCTCAATGATGTTCGCATCACAGATGGCGCAAGCCGCAGCAGAACACTTCCAGAACCTTGCCCTGCTGGCCCTTGGTCAGTCAGCGCATGAGTGGGTTCAGGTGGATCGGGAAGAGTTCGCTGAAGAGACAGCGGCTGACATTTCAAAGATCGTTGTGAAGGAGCAGGATGGCTGAGGGTCACGGCGGTATGCGCCGACCAAGCAACCCAGCTCCTGTGTCCGGTCCTGGGGCTTTGTCGCGTCGCACAGACGGTCAGGGCGCTAAGTACATCGCTGGCGGTGAGTACGGGGAGGGTCAGGAGATGATGGATCTTCAGACTTCTGCTCCGATGTCGAAGGCTCCTGCTGCTCCGCGTCCCCGTACGGGTCGTCAGGTGGTGTCGGAGGAGATGGCTCCTCCCACTCCCCTGTTTGCTCCTACGGAGCGACCGGATGAGCCGATCACGGCTGGTGCCCCTTTCGGGCCAGGACCGGGACCTACCGCTCGAACCCCAATGTCGTCTCTTGCTGGAACGTTGGAGAAATTGCTTCCTTACGATGATGACGGTTCCATCAGACGCCTGTACGCGACAGCGGTACGGCGAGGCTGGTAGCTAGGTGGCTCGCCCCCAGCTTCCCGCATCTTCACGGCCCACCTACTTCGGTGGTACACCGACCAGTGCCCAGGGGTACGACCGCCCCGATCTTGCCGACGACCCCGTTTACCAGGCACAGAATCGTCCCGGTGCCCTGGACTTTTCCGACCAGGCCATTCGGCAGCGCCAAGGGATCCTGCGTCAGCAGGCCATTGACGAGTTGCAGGCGTCACGCCAGCTTCTCGCTGAGGCGGGTCCGACAGGCTGGGTTGCACCGGGCGCTGTGCCTGAGGGCTTCCAAGACGGCACACCTCTTGCACGGGCAAACCAGGCCTACGTTGCCTACACGATTGCCCTGCACGGCACTAGGGCGAGCAACCTTCAGAACTACCCGACGCTTGCCAAGGCAGCGATTGAGGCGAATGTTGACGAGGCTGACCTTGCTCGTCTCGTCAACTATGCCGAGGTTGATCGGGCTGCGGAACGTGTCCTTGGTGCCCTGAATCTTCTATACAACGAAGAGGGTGATCAGGCGAAGTCTGGCCTGGGCCAGTATCAGGTTGACAACATTCTGAACTCCGCGAACCCGGTGATGAAGGCTGCGATCCTTGATGTGGTTGCGGAGAAGATCAAGGAGATTGAGGCACCGGGTGGGACCGACTCAGCCTCATGGGCCGACACTGTTCTTGAGAACGCTGGCAAGATTCTGGAGACGGTGTTCGCGCCGTTTGATGCTGCTAACCGCGCTGTACAGCAGACGGTTCGTGCGTCGCAATACGGCAGCATGCAGGAGGGCTACGACCCTATCGGCATTGAGTCGATCCAGAACATTTTCCAGTATTGGGACAAGGTAAGCGAAGGCAACTACGACCAGAAGTTGTTGTCGTCTGCCCGTCAGGAGTTTGGGCCTGCGGCTGTTGATCTTGTTCTTGCGGTGGAGAAGAAGACCCTTGAGGGCGATCCTGATCCGCTGGTTTCGGTGATGATGGAGCAGTCCAACAACCCCGAGACCATGAACATTCTCTCGGACATGTTGTTCGGGGAGAACTCTACGGGCGTGAACATGGCTGAGGTTTCTCGGGCCGTGGACAACGCAGCCCTGGGGAACACGGGGCAACTATTCCTGACGAGCATCCTGGGTGATACTGGGATGGGTTCTGAGGGTCGCGCTGTTGCGGCTAACGCAGGTAACATCGTTGCCACGCTGGCGCTTGACCCCACTCTGCTTGCTGGCAAGATTCGAGCCGCATACATCACGACACGCTTTGCGCTTGAGAGGATCGCCCCTGGCGCATCTCGCGCTGGCATCAAGTCGGCGTTGAACATGCGCCCCACGCGCACATACTTTGAAAGCCTGTTCAACCAGCTCAACAGCTACGACGAACTGGTGAAGACCGACCCCGGTAAGGCTGCGGTACTGCGTGAGCAGATTCGTCGCCAGTACCCTGAGATTCCTGACAACACGATTGATGTGTTTGCTAATGACGGTGTCAGGACTGTTGACGATCTCATTGAGTGGACTGTTGAAACCAATGAGATGTTCACGAAGATGGCGAAGGGGCAGCCTGCTACTGGGCTGATCACTGCTGGTGAGAGCGCGGCTCCTGAGCCGCTGGCAAACGCGATCTTCAATCGTGGTCAGGCTCAGACCCGTGAGGCGCTACTCCCTCGAACATCTATTGCCCGTCGCAGCCGTAGCAGCTTTGCACGGATGGTGAGTCCTCTGATGCCTTCGGGCCGGGGGCAGGCGGTCATTGAGGATGTGTACGGCAACACCTCTGATCC